TGCCATTTGCTCGCTTTGTGCCGAACTGCTGAAACCCTGCATAACCGACATTCGTGCCGAACGTGATCGTGCGCGCGCCACTGCCAGTCGCAATGCTTGAGCGCAATCGGCCCGTGTCCACAAGCGCGGTCGTGCTGTTCTTGCGGCGGCGCTTGATTGTTTTCTTCGACAGCTCTTTCCAGTCTTGCGACTCTGGCGTCTTTTGCCGCGAGAATGTGTTGACGATGAGCCGATTGATTGCAGCCGCGCCGACCTTCATCGCAGGCGTCATGTCCTGCGTGCGACGCGCCATCGCAGTGAGCGCGCGGGACAAGTCCTTCGGCGACTTGCCCGGTGGATACGAGACGGCCATTAGAACAGGATGAGCGAGCGCGTCGAGAAGATGCGCTCGCTGCTAGTAAGCTCGGTGCCGTTGATGATGTCCGCGCCACCGTCGCCGCCCAGTGGGTCACGCGACAGGCCGGGAAGGTCCACGCGCACGCCATCGGTGGCGTAAAGGCTTTTATGGTCAGGCATATTGGCGAGGACTTCCTCGGGAATCTGAATGCCACGCGAATGGAACGAAGCGGTCGTCAGCCATACGCGAAACGACATGAGCCGCAGCAACTCGAAGGCCGCGCCGCTGCTGGGCACTTGCGGAGACAGCGTCACCGACGAGTAACCGCCCTTGACGCACGACGCGAGCACGACAGAGTCCGCGCTCGCGATGTACGCCGCGCGCGCGCCGCTGTCGCTCGCGATGGCCGCGTACTGCGCAGGGCCGCGCGTGCCGCCACCCAGCATCGACTCGATGTAAGCGTCCGTGAGCAGGGCCATGTCACGCCTCCTTGCGCTGGAAATAGCCGGGCGCGTCACCCGCAGATGTCAAGGTGACGAAGGTCATGCCGCTGGGCTTCGTGACAAGCACCCGCGTGAGGCCGGTGCCGTCCACGTCGAGGGTCTTCACCACAGCCTCGCAGACCACGCCAGCGAACGAGACGAAGCGCACCACCTCTCCGACAGCTAGCGGCCGCTGTAGCGCCTCTGGCGCGCTCGCAGACGCCTCCGCGTCGGCCTTGGCCTTGCGCTTCGCCCCGGCCACGTCAGCGCCCCTGCTTCGGCGTGCCGTCGAGACGCGCGCTGATCTTCGCGAGCGCCTCCACGATGCCCGCGAGGACGGCCGTCTGCTCGCCCGACGAGGACGACACCTGCGCCGCCGTTTCAGCGATAGCTGCCGCGCGCTTGCGCTCGTGCTCGATGTCGATGGTGTCGAGTTCGCCGACGACCTCAACGCTCGTCAGCGGCAGCACGTCGCGCAGCATCAGCGCGCGGAACTGCGACTCAGCCGTGATCGGACACTCGGCCGCAGGGCGCTTGTTCTCTGCGCACCAAGCATCGACGTACTGCGCGAGATTCGCGCGCGACGTCTGATACTCAGCCTCGCGCGTCTCGAGCAGGCGCATCAGAGCGGGCAGCTCGCTCTTGTAGATTTGCAGCGTGTGCGTGCCCGATGCGTAGGCGCGACCGTCGTTGAGCATCTGGCCCATGTGGCCATCGCGGATGACGACGCGGACGAGCAGTCGTGACTCAGGTCGCGCGTTTGCGGCGACGTGCCCATAGGGCGTGTGATTGTCGAGTTGCATGAATCATCTCCTCTCGATGACGCTGCGTTGTGCAGCGGAACCACTCGCCGGATTTGCACCGGCTCGGCTTGCGCCTGCGTCTTGCGTGGTCTGTAGTTCACTCAGCGCATTGACCGCGCTAAGTGTTTGAAATCATTCAAGATTTACAGGATGCCGCCGTAGATACAGGGCCACATTCCCGCGGCGTACTGACCATCAGCGATGAGGCCGAAGGTGAGCGCGTCGTTCTGCATGACGGTGGGCGACGAGAGGTCGATGTCGAGCTGCTCACGCGGCGCGGCACCCTCCACGAAAAACATGGGCTTCGCGCCGCCAGGGCCCTCGCCGACGAGGTACCAGTAATCGTCCTGCGTGCCGACGAGGCGCGAGTTGACCACGAGGTCAACCGTGCCGTTGTAGGCGTTGGAGACACCGGCGCTCGCGACGACCGACGCAGCGGCCTCGAGGCCCGTTGCGGCGACGCTGCGACCACGAATGTCCATCTTCGTGATCTCCGCGCCGACGAGCCGATTCTTCGGGCCGACGACGAGGTAGCGCGGGACGATGCGGAACGGCTCGCCGTTCTCACGCTGGTAGGACGTCATCGCGGAGAACGCGGTGTCGAACGTGAGCGGAGAAAGCGCGCTCGTGGTCTTGTTGCTCTGGTTGCCGCTCGGCCCGTTAGGGTGCGAGGTCGAGATGAGGTTGACGCCGTCGAAGCCGACAGGGCCGTCACCGCTGTTGAGGAACAAGCCCTGATGCAGCACGAAGTCCTTGTAGGACTGCGCCGCCGACATGAACTTGCGGACGCGCGCCGCGACGATGCCGCTGCGGTCATACTCCGCATCGCGGCGACGGACCTTGAGCTGCACGGCCCAGCTGGTGAGCGCGACGTTGAGGCGGTAAGCGCGCGACACGCCGGTCTGGCGAGCGCCGCTGAACTCGAGCCAGTTGCCGAGAAAGTCCTCGAGGATGATGGACGTGGTCGTGCCGCCATCCGCGGGGATCGTCTCGCAGATCGCGTTGACGAGCGCCTCGTCGGCCGAGCTGGTGAACAGCTCGTCCGCCATCGTGCGGAACACGGTTGCAGCCGCGTCAATCGCGGTCTGATTGATAACGTGGGATGAGTCAGCCATTTGGAATCTCCTGTAAATTGTTGGCGCTTAGAGCGCTATCAGACCGTCGCCGCCGAGCGGATCTTGACCCACGCGGCCGTAGTGCCGACAGGCTGCACGATCTCGCCGACCTTGACGTCGTTGGTCGCGGCGGCAGCCGTGGTCACGAGGTCCGAGTCGAAGATCACGCACGCAGAGCCCGTGATGGCCGCAAGCGTCGCGTTCGCGCCGAGCAGCTCCTCGTGGCCGAACTTCACGTTGATGGTCGCGCCAGCGGCAGCGCTGACGACCGTGTTGGTGGCGATGCCGACGAAGCCGCAAGAGGCGGTGTCAGCGCCGGGAAGCGCGAGGCCGGTCGCGAGCGTCACCATTACGAGCGAGCCCTCGTAAATGGTCGTGCCGGTCGTGCAGGTGTAGGTCGCGTAGGAAGCGAGAGCGTCGTTGCGCGTTTGACGCGCGGTCATTGCGGTGAGTGCAGCCATTGTGAATCTCCTGAGTGAGCGTTGATATCAGCGCGCGTCAAGCGCCCGAGTTGTTGCGAGCCGCGTGCTTGGACAGCATCACGGCGACGTGCTTCTTCGCGGCCTCGCCACGCAGGCCAGCAGCCTTGGCGTCAGCCTCAAAGATCTTGGCGATCGGGTCCTGCGACGCCGACAGCGAGAGAGTGTTCGTCGGGGCCTTCGGGCCGGTGACGAGCGAGCCAGTGGGCGGCTGCGCCGTCGCGGGCAGCGCCGAGTAGATGTCGAGCGCGAGCTGCTCCGACTGATGCGACGCGGACACGAACGCAGCGCGCTGCGCCTCGGTGACGCGGCCCTCGCTGAGCAGGCGCGAGAACGAGGCGTCGATGCGCGCGGTGCGCTCGAGGGCGACGCGCTGCTCGCGCTCACGCGACAACTCCGCGACCTGCGCCTGCAACCCCTTGACCGTGGCGGCAAGCTCGACCGCACGCGCCTTGTGCGCGCTGAGCTCCACGCTCGTGCGCGACAGCTGCGCGTTGGCGTCGGCCGTCATGCCCGACACGGGGCCAGCGACGAGCATCGCCGCGATCTGGTCGAGCTTCTCGGTGACTGCCGCGAGCACGCCAGCCTCGTCCATGCCGGTCGCCTCGACAAGCTTCGACAGCACCATCGTCGCAGCGGCCTCGCTGGCCTCTTCGACAAGCTCCTCAGTCTCGGGCATCCCCTCCGCGACGGCCTCTTCGACCATGGCGACGTCGTCCTGCAGCGCGATGCCCGAAAGACGCCGGATGCCCTGCGCGATGCGCGAAAGCTCCTTGAGCTTCTTCTCGTTCATCGCCGCGTCGACAACTTCCTCCGTGATCGTCGCAGCGGGCATGGCCTCTTCGGCCATCGCGCCCGCAAGCGCCACAAGCGCGTCAAACGCCTTCTTCATCTTCTCCGGCGTGGCGTCTTTCTTGAGGCCGAGCGCCGTTGCAATCGCCATCAGTACCTTCGTGGGATCCATTGCGAGACTCCTTGTTGACCTCCGCGACGGAGTCCCGACGCGGGAGAGTGTGATCGGGGTCATCCCCGGCAGAAACGGTGACGGCGTCAAGCCGAGCTCGTACAGCTCCGCGAGACCAGCGACCTCGCCAGTCGCGCGGTCAATCGGCGCGAAGTCCACGACGACGCTACAGAAACGCTGCGCGCCCGACGCGATGCGCTTGGCAGCGTCGTCAGTCCACTCCACGTAACCCCACAGCTCGCAGCCCGTCGCGCCGTCGCGGACTTCGAGCGCCTGAATCCAGCCAGCGGCATCGATGGGCACGCCCATGTCGTGACGCGGGTGACCCCAGAGCACGGGCACCGGCTGCTCGCCTGCGTCGTAGAGGCGTTTGATGTCGCCGAAGACCTCGCGCGTGAACGCAAACGGCCCAGCGGGAT